AAGAAACGTCCCAATGCTTCTGGTCCGTGATCGTCTTTCTTCATTGGCTTTTCGTGTCTGTCCGTTGAGGTTTCGGTATCGACTTTCTTTTCGGGATACCGATAGTTCAACATGTCTTCAATGGTCCGCTTACACTTGCGGTCAAACATCAATTTTGGCCTGTACGAACCGATTTCGAGGTCGGTCTTAAAGTACGGGTCTTCTGTCACCACTCGCGGCTCGCGTAATGCCTTGCGAATGTGGTTAATTCGACTGTTGAGTTCCCCGCCGGTGCCACCCTTGGCCTGAATGTTGAGCTTCTTTTCTAGAATCTTCGTATCGCCGGGCGATGCCGGGTCAGGGTAGAAAAAGTGGAGATTGGCTGGATTTAGACCACGTTCTCTAATTTCCCACGCGAAATCCTCTGGGTCCAAGGCACTTTCGTAAATCTCGTCCAAAACGTTGATTTCGCCCCACGGTCCCACTTGCAGCAAGAGCCATACGCTAGGGTTGTTATACCCATAGTCAACCGCTGCGTAGGTTTCCCATCGTGGATTGAAAGTTAGGTCTGTGACGTGTGTTTCCTCGTCGAACTCTTTGAATACTCTACCGACGAACTCTGTGAAGTCTGCCGCAATCTCTTGCAGGAACGCTTCTGGCGTCAATTCGTTTATGCTGTCAAGGATTTCGGTGTCTATCTGAAAGTTGTTGTCTTGAGCCAACTTATAGACCGAAGCGTTTGTACGCCTTGATAGTTCAATGAGTCGCATAACGTGGTCTTCGCGTGTGCGCTCACCATCGGGAATTATCAACTCTCCGTTGGTAATTCCTCGTGCCGAAGCTCTGCGCCCGGTTTCGGTATAGACAAAATCATTGATCCACGCGGGCATTCGCCAACTAGCCCAATTGTGGTTGTTTGGGTCTTGTCCTTGCTTCCACAGTTCATAGAACCAATTTTTGCCCTCTGGCGTAGAGCTATGGAAAGACCAACCGCCGAAGTCTGACAGCGTAGGACGAATGTACTTGGGCCAAATATGGCTCTTGAGCTTTGCAGCCTCAGAGAGAATGCAGCCCGAAAGACCTTCTCCGACAAGTCTTTCGGGGTTCTGTGCGGACTTGGCAATAATCTGCATCGCGCCGCCCCACAGAGTTATCTGCATGTCTCCTGTCTCTGGACTGTTGTACGAACCCGGTTTGTCCATCGGAATTTCCAACTTGCGCAAGTAATTCCAGATAACACGGAACTCTTTCTCAGAGTCCGAAAAGTTCGGTCCCACAATCCAAAACACGCGCTTCTTGCCGTCCATCACCAATTGGTTCGCAATTGGCTTGGTATAGAACACTTCTGGTAGAAGCTTATCGACGCCGCCCATATAGGATTTTCCCCAACGACGACCGGCGCTGACAACCTTATGGCGACAAGGGTTTTCGGCCACGACAAGCTGACCCCGGTGTGGCCTCCAGTCCACACGCGGATGGTCGAAAATCCTCCACTTGTCCAGTACGACCGTCATTCTCAATCCTGAATTGTGAACGCGCCGAAACGAATTCGACCGCAGCCATCCATTACAGAGACAAACTTCAATTGCCGTGCAAAGAAAGGACTTCCGGCGAAGTTGAGATTACCCGGCAGCGGGTCGAAGACTGCCGGGGTCTCACTCCCAACGGCAGCCACGTTATTTTGTGCTCGGTAGCTAGCACGGTTAACGGCGCTCAATTGGGAAGCCTCCTTTGCTATTTCGTCACCCTGTAGTGGTGACCGTCCCATTATTGCCAGGATCAATGTTCTTAGGTGCCTTAAGGCCCTTGTACTTAGCGTGAACTCTTTGCTCTGCGATTTCCAAGTCAGTGGTGTTATCGTGCTCTCGCACAATAGGATTCACTTTTTGCTTGACGTTGAGCTTCGTAACCTTTGGTGTGGGCATTTTGAATTCCCTTCTGTTTACGGTCTTTTCGACCCTAAGTTCCATTGCCGTAAATTCTGTTGTCGCACAGGCACACTCGTCCCTACCCGCCACCATAGCCTCCCGGCGCGGACACGTCTAGTCATAGTCGAGACGAAAGATCAATCGTCCCAATCAACCTCATCGATCCATGCCGGATTGTCCGTTCCCTCAAGCATTTCCGCTTCTGCGGCAGCCTCATCCATTACCTCTGCAAAGTCGTCAGGCACGATACTGGGATCGAACGACGGCGCAATCAATACCGGAGTAATAATCGCCTCGTCCCTAGATCGAATCAAATCCGAAAGTTCTTTCTTTGGAACATCTTTCGGTGGCTCAACGTCTATCGGCGTCGATTCAACGTCTAACGGCTCTTCGCCGGATTCTATTGCTTCCCTTGAGCTTTCGATAGCCCTTGCTCGACGTGACTCTTCTCGGCTCACTTGAGCGATGCCAGAGAAAACCTCTTCCCACGGCGACTCGAAAGAAACCGAAACCGTTTGTGGCGCTTTGCCTAGGTTGCGGTCTAGAACGTCTTGCGCTGCTCTAAGTGCAATTGCATCATCTACGTTCGGGTCAGTTGCCAAGCGCACCAACGTCTTTGCAGACTCGACAACGCCACTCTTGAGTTCTGCTGTGGCCCTATCGAATATCGCACGCTGAAACGCTTGGATCAATTCGCGTGGTACATTCTTCGGCCTATAGATGCTACCGTTCTTTGTGCGAAACCCACACATAGCAAGTTCTTCGTCGTCCAAGTCGTCTACCGTTATTAGCTTGGCCTTGAACTGCTTATAGCGCGACATACCCTCGCGTTCGGTCAAATCCTCTTCTGTCGCAACCTTATCCAGTGGATGCAATCCCCCGCCGTGCATACTGCAACGTGGGTAGCGGTTGATCGCTTTCCTTGCGCAGTACCGACCCTTGATCTTTTCGTAACACAGAACCTTGCCGTAACTGTCTGTGCGGTAATCCTTTTCGGGCTTATAGTTGGCAAGGTCTTTTGGCCGAAAGTCTCCGCGCAGCTCTAGCGGCACATGCCAACTAAGACAAGGCTTTTCGTGCGTCTGCGTGAAAGTGCCTACCTTGCAACCCAATTCAGGCCGAAACACTTCTGGCCCATCGGGTTTGCCCATAAGCTCTACGGCAGTCCTAGTCATCTAATCATCGCCTAACGTAGGATCGAACCACGGCGGCGGCTCTGAAAAATGCTCATTGACTCTACTTCCCACATACCATAAATGGCGCTTGTAAACCCTGTGATAGCAACGGTATTCTTTGATTTCGCCGTTGTCAAAGGGCAGAGTTTCATACGGTGCCGCGTCGTGACCTGTTGTCCACCAAAGATCCCAGTCCCTAATCTCTGGCCGAAATCTTCCGATCAATTGCCATGCAAGCAAAGGACTTTCGGCTAAACATACATATGGTGGTTTCCACTCTCTACATGAAGAAAGTGATCCAGGGCGCAAACCATAGCGAATTATGTTCTTACGCCTATCGGTTGGCGACCAATGATAGAGCGCAAAATTATTCATTCATCTCAACCCTTCTTCTTTCTGGCTTTTCTTCAAAAGGCAGATAGGACAAAGACTTTCGTGCTTGTTGTCTCTAGGACGTTTGCACCACGCGCAACGCAACGTCGGCCCCTCTAACCTCTTCACTGCATTGCGCTGTCTCGAAAAGACATGTGGCACAAACCATCTGGTCATTACGAACCGTAAACCTCTCGTCTTGTCTTACGGTTCAAACGAATTGCCTTGTCCCAATCGAATGTTTCACCGGCCCTTGGTTTATCGCGTGCATCCTTTGCAGCCTGTCCACCGCGTGACTTCACGTCAACTTGTTTCTGACGTTCAGTCATTCCAGTTCTCAAAAAGCCATGTGAAATAAAGGAATTGCCGGGATCACGTATCGTACCCACTATGACGAAACCTCAAGTGTCACATTAAGATTCGCTTCTCTACTCCCGCCGGTGAAGTCCCATATCACGTTCTCGACCTCGCACGGATACTTGTATATTTCAGGCGGCAATAGAATCGTATCCCCAACGCCAGGAACGTATTTGGAGTGAAAGACGTATTCCTTTGTCCCAGAAGCGGTCTCAAAGTCATCGTCAATGTGCTTGACCGTCAACTGCATTCTGACTCTCCTCGCATGTCTCGCACGATTGCGCCTACATCCTCTGGCTTCCAGTTCACCTTGAATTCTGCTGTCATACAAAGGTTTTCAAACGCAGCGCGCAGATACGAAGCGATCACGTAATCGGGTA